AATTTTAAGGATTAAAGAAAATGAACGAAGAAATAAAAGAATGGCAGACACAGAGCGTGAAGCACAAGGTGGCTTACGTGTTGATGATGGACGGTATCAGCTTCAGATATACCGAAGAGACCGGGATTGTGTTTTCCGCACCTGATTTTTATGTGAAGAACCTTATCCGCCGCCTGATGAGTTGTTACGGTGTGAGTTTGAAACCGATTATAAACGAATTTAAATAAGTGAGATTATGGAAAACAAGAAAATGAGTTGCTGGGATTTTGTATTCAGTTCTGTAAAGACTCATATAGATGATCTGGTAAGACAGGCTGACAAGTACACCAAAGACATGAATGAGGATTTTGAACATTTCTTCTGCTGGTATGCCGAGGATATGTACAAGACGCAACGTGAACTTTCCTGTTACCGTGCCTTGAAGGTGGTTTTATCTGCCGGTAGCCATGATGATGTAAAGTTATACATGGAAAGCAAGATAAACAGTCTGACTGATAGTCTTCTTACCGGAAGCATCCGCAAGAACAGCACCAGTGCGGCTTCAAATTTGGCGCATACGTTGGAACTGGAAGTGAACCAGAAGATACGTGAGAAATTCACTATACTTCTTGGGATTATTGAAAAAGGTGAAAAGGTTGAGGGACAACAGTAAACCCAGCGTGACAACCCGGAAGGCGTTAAGAGACGGGTGACGGTGTGGAAAGACACACGGGAGTGCATGGTTCTTGTGCCGGGGTTCGATTCCCCGGACTCCCCCCCAATATTAATCATTAAAACAAGTGAGATATGAACAAGAGGTACATTCACATTACGAAAGCCGACCGCGACTTTATCGCAAAGGCACTCAACGTGACAGAGAAGACTGTTTATAACGCTATCCGGTTTGATGACCGTCGTGGCAACTCCGAACTTTCTGCAAAGATCCGTAAGTTGGCCATGGATCGTGGCGGTATTGTGATGGTTGTTATTCCGGAAATAGAAACTTTCCATGATTATGACAATGTGATGCGTCAGTACTGTCCGAACGGTGCCTTGATAGAGCTTGACCGTAATGATGGTAGCGGTCAGGTAATATTCAAGGGAGAAACGGTGAAGACTTACGAGCATGTGATGGTTGCCGATATTAACCAAATCCAAGCGTTTGCATCGGCATTGAGATAGGAGGCGGCTATGTTGGTGTATTACGGTAACATACAGTGTATTTCTGCACGTGAGCTCATAGATGGCGGCTATATCACCGAATCCTGTTATAGGAACTGGGTGAACCGTGGCCGTATCAAGGTGGTGCGCCGTGGTGGAGGTGCTGCTGGAAATTGCGCGTTGGTCGCCCTCAATAGCCTGCCTACCGAGTGTCTGGAACGGGTGAAGGAAGACAACCCCGGTGGAACAGAGCAGGCACTTCGCCACTGGATACTATCAAACTATGTGCTGGATCAGGCTGCAGTAGCCTATTTTTTGGAATGGTCTGCCCATTCTTCCAGCAAAAGAGCTACAGACGAACTTGCCCGGAAATATGCGGTGAATGCTTCCGTGTTGAATACTTGTATCAAGCTTTATAACAGAAGCAATGACTACCGCAAACTGATGGGTGAAAAATACAACTGGGACATGATGGCCACCACCATCGAGACCCTGCGCGAAGACTTTGGTCATGACCTTCCTGCCAGTACCCTGCGCTTCCGAAAGAAAGTGAACGAATACAAGCAGTACGGTTACGAATGTCTGATAACCGGTAAGTTTGGCAACCAGAACAAACGGAAGGTGACTCACATGGACGAACGCCTGGTGATGAGTTTGAAAGTACTTCCCAACCAACCATACGGCAGCGATGTGCATGAAATGTATCTGTCGTTTGTATGCGGAGAACTGGAAGTTTGGGATCTGGAAACAGGAGAGATATTCAATCCGGAAGACTTTACGGACAAGAACGGGGAGCCGAAAGAACTGAGCGAAAGCACTATCCGGAACATTCTGAACAACCCGGCAAGCCAGCTGCTGATAGAAAAAGTCTTGCGTGGACGTATGGAGTTCTATCACGAGCAAATGCCGCACATGCACCGTCATGGCGGGGAGTTCTCTTTGTCACAAATAACGATGGATGACGTGGATTTGCCGCGCCGAATGAAAGGCGGCGAGTATGTGCATGCCTATTATGCCTATGATGCGGTGAGCCAGTGCCGTATCGGGCTGGCCTACGGACGGGATAAGGATGATGCTTTGGTAGTGGACTGTTTCCGTGATATGTTCCGGCTCATCGAACGCAACGGATGGGGTATTCCAGCCGGTATTGAGGTGGAGCAGCACTTGATGAGCAAGTATAAAGAAGGATTCCTGAAGTCAGGTGAGGTATTCAAGTTTGTGCATTTCTGTGCTCCGCAGAACTCACAGGAAAAATATGCTGAAGCTCTGAACGGTGCGTTCAAGACAACCATAGCACATAAGAACCATGAAGCCATTGGCCGCTGGCATAACAAAGGTGCACGGCGGGTGGACCAGAAGAAAGTGAGCGACAGCAGTAACCACACCTGGGAAGACCGAAAGTATTATACGTTTGAAGAGCTTGTGGCGGATGACCGTCGCGATTGTGAAGAATGGAACAATACGCTTCACCCCAACCAAAAGAAATATCCCGGAATGACCCGTTGGGATGTGCTTGTAGCCAAAATCAATCCGACCCTTCGACCGCTTGATAAATTGACTTTGAGCAGATATATCGGGGAAAAGGTAGATACCAGTATTCGTAGAAATTCCACAGTACGTGTGGCAAATGCAGACTGGTGGCTGAGCGGTCCGGAAGTGCTGGAGCAGTTGGAACCAAACAACCGCAGGGTGACGGCCTACTACCTGCCGGATGAAGAGGGTAAGCCTACGGATGTCTTCCTGTTCCAGAACGACCGCTACCTTGACAAGGTTCGTCCGGTAGTGACTTACAACCGGGTGATGGCAGAACAGACCGAAGAAGACCGGGCAGCCTATACAGAGCAAAACAAAGTTCTGAGCCATTTCAGCAAATACCTCAATGACCACGCCATCGGCAAGGTGGGAACCGGTACACCGGATCAGCCAACGGATGACCCGGAAGAGGAACTGGAACTTCCCCCGGTGGAACTATCCAATGATTTGCCAGCCGAATTGTCGGCAGATCCGGAATCAGATTATGAATGGCACTCCGGAATAAGCGAGGCAATGAGGGCCATCAGTGACATGTAAGAACAGAATTAGAACAACATTAAAACAGCGTTAGAATTATGATTACAGAAGCGCAAAAACAGAAGATTTTAGCAGCGATAGCCGCCAACCGTGCGAACTATCCCAGTGATGCCAAGCATGCTGCCTCTTTGGCCATCAGTACGTCTGTGTACAGTACAATCAAGAACGGACAGACAGACAAAGCCCTGAGCGATGCCAACTGGATAAGCATTGCCCGCAAATTAGGGGTGAACCTCCGTGGTGAAATGGAATGGAAAGCAGCCAAGACCCCGACCTTTGAATATATAACAGCCCAGCTGGAGTTCTCACAGCAGTCCAGCCTGTCGGGCATCCTGTGCGACATGCCCAATATCGGCAAGACTTTCACGGCACGTTATTATGTGCAGAGCCACAAGAATGCCGTGTATATCGACTGCTCGCAGGTAAAGACCAAATTGAAGCTGGTACGCAAGATTGCCGCGGAGTTTGGTGTGGACAGCAAGGGAAAGTATTCAGACGTGTATGAAGACCTGGTATATTATCTCCGTTCGATGGAAACCCCGCTTATCATCCTCGATGAAGCAGGCGACCTGCAGTATGAAGCTTTCCTTGAACTGAAGGCTCTATGGAATGCCACTGAACGCTGCTGCGCCTGGTACATGATGGGGGCAGACGGATTGAAAGAGAAAATCAACCGCTCCATAGAATGTAAGAAGGTGGGCTATACCGAAATGTTGAGCCGTTATGGTGACCGGTACAGCAAGGTGACACCAGATGATGGCAAGGAGCGCGAACAGTTCTTGAATAACCAGGCACGTATTGTGGCCAAGGTAAATGCCCCAGCAGGTGCTGATATAGCCCAGATTGTACGGAAGACACGCGGTGGTTTGAGAAGAGTCTATACTGAGATTGAAAAACTTAAAATGAATGAATTATGAATAGATGCAACAAAAACAATAAATCCCCTCGTGTGAAGACTGGAACAAATCAGTTACTGAACGAATTGCTTGCGCTACGAGAAAGGCTTGATGTGCTGATTTGCATGTGTGACGCAGAATTAAATCAGCGCCAAAGCATTCAGCCCTCCCGCCCTCTCCAAAGACCTTGTATGGAATGTATCGATGTCGAGTCACTTCCCATTCGTGAGTTGACAGTGGAGGAGGAGCACATGCTTGTAGGAGCGGATTTAGAAAGACGGTTTCAAAACGATGAAACCCATCATCCGTTCGCGTTGGAACATTGCTAAATAATGAAACTCTTATGTGTATTGAATCATTCATGATGCAAAAATATAAAAAAATATGAAGCGTGCGTACAGTCCGAAGGAAATAGCCGCCAAGAAATGGGTTACTCTGCCGTGGAATGAGAAATGGAGCAAACCTTTCGGGTTCCCGGCAGAGAACGCTTCGTGGTTCATCAGTGGTGCCAGTGCCAGCGGGAAGAGCAGCTTTGTGATGCAACTTGGAAAGGAACTGTGCAACTATGGGACGGTGCTGTACATGAGTTACGAAGAGAAAATCAACCAAAGCTTCCAACGGCGTATGGGTTATCTGAAGATGAATGAGGTGCAGGGTAAATTTCGCGTGGTGACAGAAGGCAGTCTGGAGGAAGTGATTGCCAGACTGAAAAAACCGAAAAGCCCGAAGTTTATCATCATCGATTCCTTTCAGGTGGCCGGATGGGATTATCCGCAGGCTGTGGAACTGATGGAAACCTTTCCGAAGAAATGTTTCATCTGGATTAGCCAGGAAAAGAAAAGCCAGCCGATGGGTGGCGGTGCAGTAAGATTGAAATATATCTGTGATATGAAGATTCGGGTGGTCGGTTATAAAGCTTATTGTCAAGGACGCGCCATTGGAGACCCGGGAAGCTATTATGTGGTATGGGAAGACGGAATCATTCAAACAAGTAATAATTTACCAAAGTGATTATGGATAATAACGAAAAGGCTTTTGAAAGCTACACCGGAACGGAAGAGTTCCAGATCCTGCTGGACGGAAATTCCAGCCGGGCAGTATTGGATGACTGGCTGGAGCGAAACATTCAAAGTGACCTGAAAGTGAGAAGAGCGAAAACGCCCGGTCATGTCGTAATAGAAACGGGTGATGTCTTGTTTGCACGTAATGTGCTGATATGGAATCCAAGTTGTAAAGTCAACATCAAAAAGAAGTGATATGGAAAAAGACAAAGTTTACATCAGTGGTGCAATAGCCCACTACAATATCGATGAGCGCAAAGGTGCGTTCCTCGATGCTGAAAACAGATTGCGTGCTATGGGGTTCGTTCCGGTGAATCCATTCAAAAACGGACTGCCGGATGAAGCGCACTGGAGAGAGCACATGCGGGCGGACATCCGTTTGTTACTGGATTGTAATTTTATCTATATGCTACAAGGATGGGAATTGAGTAAAGGAGCTAAGCTGGAGCTTGATGTGGCCAGTTCGTGTGGCATTAAAGTAT